TATTTATTTAACTAACGTAAACGTAATTTGTTTGTGCAGGTCTTGTATAAGAATCGTACTGTACTTCTTCGCCACCTGTTGGTTCTTTTATATATAATTTTCCTAACTCTACTAATCCTCGCACTACGCCCTTATTATTTGCAGCAGGACTAAGTACATCTGTTTCATTAATTGGTGCAGTACCTGTCGCTAAAACTACATTAGCAGACTGCCAACTAACCTCGTATATCTCGTATGACCAATACCCATTAGGCATAAAGTTTACTTTACCTGTAAAAACATCTTGTAAAGCAGTTGTACTTGGTGTCATATTAACTCTTGTGTATCTGTTGTTTACTAACTGTGTTTGTCCGTATGAATAAACTACATTTCTATCCATATCATTTGTGAACTTAAATAGAAACCTTAGCTTTTGTGTTGGTGCAGTTGTATCTATACGATTTTCTTCTGTTGTTGTATAAAAAGTATAAGGTTGCCCATATTGTCCGTGTATCATACTATATAATAGAAAAACATTGATTTTGTTTGGAAAAAAAAAGAACTACCGAAGTAGTTCCTTTAAATTTATATGTAAAATCTGATTAAGAAGTTACAATAGTTCCCATAGTGAATGCACTATTATCAAACGGTGTAGTCGTATAATCTGCTACAGTTTGCATTGGTGCAAATTCTTGTCCTTCTAGTGTCCAATCATATCCGTTAAGATCTGCAAATGCAGCCCCTGATGCATTAGTACCTGTATTCAAATCTAATCCATTAGTTGCACCTAAACACAATATTACATTGTGATCATTAGTTGATAATGTTTGATTTAATTGAACAAAACAAACAAGTCTATTTTGTGCTATAAGTTTTAATTCGTTTTGGTCTGCTTTACTAAGCCCTGTTAATTTTACATTTAATGATGGTGCATACACAACTGTACCATTCTCTGTAGAACCTGTGATAGTTTCTGTTACTGATGCATTACCCCTTCTAACTGAATATCTAAATAAAGTATTACTACCCATCTCTATATCAGTTACTTCAGAAGCTACAGTAGTAATAGCAGAAATCTCATCAAATTGACCAAAATAAATAAACTTAACACCACCGATTAAATTCCTACATGGAATCCCCCTACCTTTAGTTAAATCACAAGCCATTTATTTTATTTTTTAAAAGTTAAGGAAAGAGGGAAAAACCCTCTCTCCATATAATTAGTTATTAGTCATGTTGTACTACTTCAGCACCCATTCCAACTTGTACCCCACCTGAATACTTAGCAACAAATCTTAAGTTTTCTGAACCATCGAGTGGTGACATATCAAGCATTTTAACTTGTGTAGTGTCACTTAAAAGGTCTGTACCAAAGAATAAGTTAGATTTTTGTGCAGCTACTAATTTATTATCTGGCATTCCATAAACAACTGCTAATTCGATACCTTCAAAAGTAGCTTCATAGTCATTATTCATTGAGTACATATTTACATATCCCAAAGCTGAAATTGCTGAAACATATAATCTGTAAGTTTTCCAATTCATATAGATTCTTAAATCTTCTTTCCCATAAACTGTAGAAGGAATTGCAGCAGATATAGTTTGTAAATTAGAGATGATATTTGCAGCAGTATAAGCAGTACCTGCACCACCTGTATTAGTTGTTTGAACAACATTACCATTTACTGCAAAAGCACCTGTAGTACCTGTTAAAAATCCTTCAAACTGTCCGTTTACTGCAGCAGCACCACTCCATACTGAAGATTCAACTGCATCAGAGATGTGTTGAGTAAAGTATGAGATAACGTAGTCCTCAAATTTAGGAGAGTTATTATTCATAGCACCTGCCTTCATTGTTTCAGCTTCCCAAGAACTTAAAAGAGTATCTTTACAAGTTTCCATATTAATCTGTAAATTCTTTGGAGTTAAAATTGATTCTGTTAATGCAAGATTTCCGTGATTTGTAAAATTACAATCAGCATTTCTTACTAAAGATGAACCTGCAACTTTTTGCAAATTTTCTTTATACTTGATGTTTTGTAATACAGTTAAGTGTTCTAAAGAAGTTGCTTCTTTAAGTGCTGCCGAGATATAAAATCCTGCTGCCTTACCTGCATAGTTTGATGTTACTGTAAAAGCCATTTTTATTTATTTTTTTAATTATTTAATAGTGTAATTATATAAGATTCTTTCTCTTTTTGTCATTCTTTTTAAATCTGGAGTAAAATCTTTTTTGTCTGTGCTAAACTTGTTAGTTACTACAGGAGTATCAGCAGGTTCGTTTGATAACTCTACTACTTTAGATTTTAACTCATCTATTTTAGCTTGGTATTCAAATTCTACTTCTTCTGTAGTCTTTATTTTTTTAGGTGTTGTACTTGCTTCAGAATCCATTTCTACATCTGATTCTTCTTCTTCATCATTACCTACTTTATCTTTTTTAAGGTCTGATACTGCATCCTCAAGGTTCTTAATCCTTTTTTCCATTCCTGCCCAATCTTCAACATCAGCTTCTTTACCATCATCTTCCATTTCTTCTTCAACAGGTGTGCCTTCAGTTTCTTTTTCTTCTTCATCATTATATAACTCAGCTACTACACCTTCTTTTTCAACAGAAAATTTAAGACCTTCATCAGTCTTGTATTCTCCTTCAGGTAATAAAATTGTAGAACCATCTTCAGTTAATACAGAAATATCACTACCTGCTTCTAAAGAAACTGCTTTAGATACAATTATTGTACCATCTTCTAATTTAGCCTGAAATTCAAATTTAACTTCTTCTTGTCCTTTATCAAGACCAAGTGCTACTAATATTTGTTTTTTTAAATCCATAGTTAGTTGTTTTTTATATAATAGAATTATTTATTGTTTGTTTGATTTTTAATATCGTTTATAATTTCATTTAAAGCTGAAAGTATTTCTTCGTTTGTAGGTTTTGGTGTTTCAGACATTTTCTCCATCTTATTAATAAAGTAGCCTTCTATGCTCAATCCTTTAAGTTCGCCATCCTTAATTTTAGACCACATCTCATCATTTTCTATTTTCATAGTTACAAACCAAGTACCTACAGGAAGATTATAGCCATAAAGATTAGATTTGTCTTGTTCTCCTGCTTTAATCCAAGATTCTGTAGTTATAACACCTGAAACATCTTCTTCGTGCTGATATGTAGCTTTATGGTGGTTATTATATTTTAAATACAGTTCAGATGCTTCTCTTACTGTGTCTTTAGAAAAATAAACATAGTAATCTGAATTTGTATTTGGGTCGTGCCTAAATATTTGCTTATTAGGTATAAGTGCAGGGCTAATTAACATTCTTTTTTCTTCATCTATCTTAGCAAATGTTAGGTTGTTTTTTTCCTTTCCAAAATAAACAAAGTCCTGCTCGATTGCAGGATTAGTAACCAAGCTGATAGCATCAATAGTTAGTTCTTGACTTTCATCAGAAATAACAAGTTCTACAATCTTAGTGCTACTTTTTAAGTTTTTATAGTGTTTAGGGTTAGCTTTTTCACAAGCATCTTTTGAATCGTATTTACACTCTCCATTTTCCCCCCATTTCCACTTTCCGTTATCGCATTTAGTACAAGGCATATAATATAATAGATTTAATGAGTTATTATTTGATTTTTAAATTGTTGCTCTCCTACGGATATAAGCTAACTTGTTTTGATTGTCTGTTAAGCTATCTGTTACTACATAGGCTTGAACAGGTTGTTGTTCTTGTTGAACATTACCTAATTCAAATTTACCACTAAGCATTTCAGGTGCAGGGGTTGATGAATCTCCACTAGGGATTGAACCACCACCACCACCTGTTCCTACATCTGTAGAATATATATTTTTTACATTATTTAGCCCTGAAGCTAATACACCACCTGCAGTTAATAATTTAATTGCCGTACTTGGTATTGTTTTATCAGACATAACTTGTTGTACTGCTACATAAGTATCAATTAATGCAGTTGCTGCTGATATTTGTTTATTTTCTCCTGCTATTTTATTTATAGCACCTGCAAATGCTGATGTTGCACTTAAAGTTTGATTTTGTAACTCTTTTTTATTAGCTGCTACATCTTCATCACTTTTTTCTAAATCTTTATTTAATTCTATAAACTTATCTGAAGATGCTTTTTTCAAAGCAATTTTTTGTTCTTCTGATAATTGCATAGCATCAATACTTGCTCTTTCATTTTCTTCCTGTATCTCTAATTGCTTTAATGCTCTTTCTTGTTCATCTTCTATTAAAAGTAAAGTTGTAGTATTTTTTAATTTTAGTAATTTTTCTTCAAACTTTTCTTTTGCTGCTAATTGGTCAGCATCATATTGGTCTGACTTAGCTTGGTTTTCCTTATCTAATGCTGCTTGGTCATTTGCAATTTGTTTTTTTTCTGTTAATAATTCTCTTTCAAGTTCATTAATTTCTGTTTTAACTCTTTTTTGTAACCTAAAAGATTTTGTTTCTTTATTTATTAAATCTGCTTGAAAATCAGCTAATTTCTTTTTATCTTCTACAAGGTTTTCAGATTGCTCTAATTGTTCTTTTTGTATGTTTACCCTTTCTCTAGCTAATTTTAATTCTTGATTTGTAGTTTCTTGTTCTAATTTTAAAGCCTTTTTTAATGCTTCTATTCTAACGTCTTGAGATTTAGTTTCATCTTCTGCTAATAATCTTGCTTTTTCTATTTCCTTTCTAGTTTTTGCTTTTTGTACTGTAAATTCTATTTCTGCATCTCTAAGAGATTTAACTCTTTTTTCTAAAGCAGTCATTATTGCAACTTCTTTTTTTATTTCATCAACTATTCCCGTTACACTTTCTTTAAGTTTATCAGATGCTTCTGTAAATTCACCTGAAAATGCTAGACTAATAGCTTCTCCTACTGTTGATATTCTATCTTTTATTACATCAAATGCTGCACCTATACCTGCTAAAGCAACTGATAATTTATCTGCCCCTCTTTGTGTTGAAGTAAAATAAGTAGCTAGAGAACCAAAAGCAATAAGTAAAACACCTATACCTGTACTAAGTATTCCTGCTTTAATAGTACCAAACATTAATTTAATAGCAGGTATTACTTTGCTTAATGATTTTTTAATACCATTTAAAGAAACACCAAATAATCTAAAATTACCAATACTTTCTTTACCTTCTTCATTTACACCTTTTAAATCTTTTTTAACACCTTTTAAATCTTTAGATTGTTGCTTTAATGTTTTATTATTATCTTTTTGTTGATTTTCTAAATCTTTAAGACCTATTTTTTCTAGTTTTAGGTTAGTTTCTGTTTCTTTTATTTTCTTGTTTAAATCATCCATACCTGCATACCAAGCACCTTTAGGTATTGAATCTTGTTTAGCTTTTAATTGCACAAGTTCTTTTTCCATACTATTTAAAACTTGATTTTGTATGGTTATTTGCTCATTTAATTCTTTCTGTGCTTTTTCAGCATCAGTTAATGATTTAGTAAACCCTTCAACTTGTTTTGTAGCAGGTGCAATTTCTGCTTTTATTTTCATTACTATTTCTTCATCCATATCTAAAAAGTTGTTGTTAATTTATTTTGCCATAGTTTAATACTTGCAGTCCATTGTACTCTAGTTTCTGATGCACCTGTAACATTAACTCCAAATGATGTTGCAGTTACATCTTTCATTGTAGCGGTCGCAGTTAGACCTCCTGCTGCTATTGTTGTTGATGTTTGTGTATAAGTTGATGCTAACCCATTAGTAAATACTACTGCACCTTTTAATTGTAAATAAATATACTGACCTACTTCCCCTTCTCCCCCACCATAATTTACACCTATCACATTAGCTTCAAAACCTATTACAGAATTAGCTACTTTTTGAATATAAGTCAAAGGTAGGTATTGTGTAAGTAAAGCAGTTTCAGTATTATTTGTAGTTTTATTAGATTGCTGAACAAATGATACTTGACTTAATCCT